AATATAATCCCGCATTATATCATATTACAGATGGCTTCCACACGTTTAAGAAATGCACCCGGTGATTATAAGATTCAGGAGAGAAACAAGGCGACCGCCCGCGAATGGCTTGCTTATGACTACAAAACAAACGCAAGCATCTTGCCAAACGCAGGAATCAACATGGGTCGCATACCTGCCTACCTTCTCTCAAACAATCAGGCAGATATTGATAGTTTTCTTAAGGGAACCTATTTCAATAACCTTGAAGACCCTAGACGCGGATTCACTCCCCGGATTAAGAAAGTCAGCGAGGTTTCTTACTTTGAGAAAGACCCTGTTCTCATGCCTGAACCTCTTATTGTAGAGAGAAACCAGCGGCCTGAAATATTTAGACGATAAACAATAAATTGTTTTAAATAAAATATAAATTTATACTTATTTTTATAGCAAAATCAATAAAAATAAGTCTCTCCATAGTATATCAAATGGCCAACACTCGCTTCAATTATGATTATGCTCGTACTAGCAAACTCCTCCAAGAAAGCACTGGACCCGGCAAATACATGATAAACACACCTGGCAATGGGGACGACGTGCCTTTCGTTGCTGACCCACAGATTCGTCTCCAACGCTGGGGAGCCAACTTGTATACAAATGCTATCGATGTAGACAGCGACTTGATGGGTCTTACTCGCCCTCTTCACAAGCACGATCGCATGGAATATAAGACGTATCGCAATAAGAATTCGACTGCAAACACTTATTCAACAGCATCCGCACCAATTACCGATGAAACACGTGCGACTCATCCCGCTTGGGCGTATCGTGACTTGGAACAAACACGTTGGGAATATCCACTCCTGGACCCACAAGAAAATACATGCATGACTTTCCAGAACAACACCAATACTCGAATGCTGGAGAAGGACAACTTTGTACCAAAGATTCCAGTACCTTGGAATTAACCAGCGATCCCACGCTTAGAAGAGTGATAAACAATCGGTACAACCAATCCAGCAGAAAGTAGTCCGACTGCAAGTGACGACGCACAAAAAATCAACACATCAATGTTCAATAATCTCCCCAAGTTATTATAATCAAATATAAACTGCTTCATGTATGACGTAAATATTGTTCCAAACAACAAAGCAAACAACAAATATGGTAGAACCATACTCAAATACTTAAACTTCTTAAATTCCGCATAAATTAAGCCTAACCCAAATAATAAAAATGCAATTATCTCATAAAACTTGGATTCAGCCTTCATTTCTGTGTCTATTTCTCTCAACTCACGTTTACGATTATTCGAATCCTTATATACTTGAGTATTGTAATATATATTGTAAATTATTGCAATAATCGGCATTATTGTTACAAGCAAAATTGACAAGCCTTGGTGTTCGTGTTTAACAGCATATATATGAAAAAGAATGCCGAATACTAATACAAATACTATGCTTCCTACTGATAGAACTTTTAAATTATAGTTCATCGTATCGATTTCTTTTCTTGTTAGTTGTGACATTGCTATAAAATTGTTAGATAAATTAAATTGTTAATGAAAAAAGTGATTTAATTTATTGTCCATATATATAATAACTATGGAACTGGCAATACCCATTTTAGCATTAGGAGGTATGTATATTATTTCGAACAAGGATAAAGTGACAAAACAATTGCCAAAGCCAAATGATTCAGGCGTGATTGAAGGATTTAAAAATAAAATCGTTAATACAAACACACAAGCACCAAACACCGAGAATTTTCCGACAATTCGTGCCGCAAACGACTTTGACGACTTGAACAACTATGAGAATTCAAATGCCGCGACTGATCGCTATTTTCAACAGGAAGTCTATCAGCAACAGGCCTCCGCTGATCCAAATGCTTTTTACTCTCTCACTGGTGAACAAGTTCCTTTAGACAATTTTACGCACAGCAACATGCAGCCTTTTTTTGGATCAACTGTGAAGCAACGTACATTTGACCTTAATAGCAATGAAAGCATTTTGGATGCTAAACAAGGAACTGGTTCTCAGAGTTTTCAGAAGGAAGCCCGTGCACCCCTTTTTACACCATCAGCCAATATGACTTGGACAAACGGCACTCCAAACCACAGCGATTTCGTGCAATCTCGTGTCATTCCTGGTCGCAATATGAACAATGTTAAACCATGGCAGGAGATTCGTGTCGGACCTGGCATGAATGACGGTTATACAGCAGCTGGTTCAGGGGGATTCAATGCTGGTATGGCGGCTCGTGACCAGTGGGCTCCAAAGACGGTCGATCAATTGCGTGCAACCAATAACCCTAAGTTGACATACGATGGCATGATTACTGGTGTCAAGCATTACACCACAAATCGCGGTATTGAAGGTGCCGTCGAGAAGAATCGCCCTGATACATTCTTCATCAACTCACCCGACCGTTATTTCACGACAACCGGTCTTGAAAAGAAGCCTATGGCACGTGGAGTTCAGATGCTCGGCAACACGAACCGCATCGACACAACAACCGAGTATTACGGAGCAATGGGTGGAGACGGTCGCAATTCGTCGTATGTTCCAGGTGCTTACCATGCATCGACGCGTCCTGAACTCGCAGCCCCAGCAGACCACATTAGCAACGCATATGCCCCAGGAAAAGCAGGAGCGACAAACGGCGACTATGCCGTTCAAAGTTATGACCTCTTACCAAATGCTCGTTCTCTCACCACCGAGCGTTCCCCCAACGTAGGTGCCGTCGGTCGCATTATGAATGCTATAGTTCTGCCACTTCAAGACATGCTCCGCCCATCTCGTAAAGAAAACTTCCTCGGAAATCACCGTCCAACCGGAAACGCAGCGACCACTGTACCCAACAGTTATGTCATCAATCCCGCAGATCGCCCCAGGACGACTACCAAAGAGACAACAATAGACAACCCATATCCCGCAAATATCGGCAATACACATTTACAGGGTTACGGTTATTTGGCAAATGAACACCAGCCCACGAACACTAATCGTGCTGACACTTCGCAAACCAACTACTCGGGTGCTGCCGGAAGTGGTGTCGCATATGCTGCCCCAGTCTATGATGCTGCATATAACGCATATCTCAATACAAACAAAGAAGCAATTGCAAAGAGCCGTACGAGTGTCGGAAATCACAAGATATTCGATCCGTATATGAATATTCAGATTGACAAGTTGGATAGTGACCGAAATACGCCCCGGATGTTTGTTCCACAGCAATTCCACAAGGTCCCACTTGGAGCAGACATTTATGGACAGACGACCAACCGATCAGAGGCACGGACGACAATAAACATGGAGAGAAATACACCAGATACTCTCTCAGCACTTAGAAGCAACCCTTATTCTCAAAGTATTGCTTAATTTTTAAACTGCAAACTGCATATATAAACCTATTTAAACATAACACATTACTAAAAATCATTAATCCAACAATGACACTATTTACTTCTTCTGAGGCATTGAGTGAATTCGAATTCTCCAATATGAAATTCGAATTTATCCGAAACTTCTTTAATTGGATTAAATATCACTTTTTCTATTTTATTTATTATTGCTGTTCATCAGTGAAACGAAGTGAAATTCATAATTATTATACTGCCGCTGCTCAAGCAATTACAACGAATAACAATAATTCTACACAGCAAAAAAATAAAAAATGTGTTTCATCGAGAGACGACAACGCAATTGTATTGAAATGGGATGAAATAATGTTTCAGACATTTGAAACAGATATTGAACTACATATTTTGCCCAAAAATAGTTGGATTCTCGACATCAGTTATGATGAAGGAAACTTTACAAAGTATTGTGCTAAAAAATATCCCGAACTCAACTTCGTCTTTTTCGCAAACAAAACATCGACATATGAAGAATTGAAAAATACGCTTCCTAAAAACGTATATGTATTCTTCCTAACTCCAAATCAATTCGTAAATCAAACCAATGTAGCATACGAAGATTTTGCAATCAACAACAATATTGGATATCGTCGTATATTTGCCAGTCAAGGAACAGAATACTGGAACAACTACCCGGCTATATTTGAACGGATTGACAAGTGCCTTTTTAAGGATTACGGAAATACCATAAAAAGTTATCTATTGCTTTACAAAATTTCACACTCTTATCAAACAAAGTATGCACCCAAACCCACACCTAATTTTGTCTCGAGTCAGTTGCACTTCATCGGAATGTTTGACAATCATTTAAAGGAAGTTTCTAGACGTCCAATCGATTGTGATTTTGAAAGTGCTATTAACCATTTGCCGTTTAATCAAACACATGCAGTCCTGACATCATTTTACAAGAACAAGGCAATATTCATAAGCAAACACGTTTTTCATCCAGTTTCGGACTTCAATAACAATTAAAACCACTCCGATTTTAATTTAAAAGCATTTTGATTCATTATTATTACTCCATCAATAATAATTATGAAATTCCAAATACATAAAGCAATATATGACAAGTTGGATCACTTCATAGAAACAAAAAAGGTTCCCAATATTCTGTTTTATGGTCCATCTGGCTCTGGAAAAAAAACTATTCTCACTGACTTTCTCTCCAAAATATATCCAAATAACGAAGATCACATTCTCAAAGTCAACTGTAGTCACGGTAAGGGCATCAAGTTCATACGCGAAGAACTCATATTCTTCGGAAAAACAAACATCAACAGCAAACAAGGTGAACTCTTCAAGAGCATAGTACTCCTCAACGCAGAGAAACTGACAAATGACGCACAATCAGCCCTTCGCCGCTGCATCGAGACATTTAGCCACAATACTCGTTTTTTTATTGTGGTGGAAGACAAGGATAAAATACTTAAACCGATTCTCTCCAGATTCTGTGAGATCCACGTTAATTATCCCAAAATCGGCACTCGTCACGTAAATTTACACAAATACATTACGAAACAACTTTATTCAGTTGGAACAGAAATCAAAAACTTGAACTGGATCGAGAGAAACTTGAAATTCGGCGAAACCAGTGAACTATATTATTTAAAGAAGAGTGAAGACGCATATAATGCCGGTGTATCAGCACTTGATATACAACAATTTCTAGAGAAAAAAACGACATCACATGATGAATTGACTCGTATGAAACTATTGATGTATTTCGACAAGATTAAAACACAATTTCGCAATGAGAAAAATCTGATGTTCTTTATGTTTGTTTATATTTTTATGCGTCACGAACACTCTTTAGAAAATGTCATGTCAATTTAGAAGAAATTATGGATGATTTTAAGTTAGCCAATTTATCCGAGGCACAAAACGAATATTCAGCACGTTTAATTAATACAATCACTCCCTTTATTCGCCAAGGAATTCAGTCCATTTTCAATGAGGCATACAAACTTTGCGATGAAAATGATGAGAAGGAAAAGTATTTGATGACATTTCAGAACTTTCTCTCCCGTGTATCAAAGTGGAATAATAGCCTCGTTGAGCAGGAAACCGAGAGAATTGTCCATGAAAGCAAGTGCTCTTATTTAGAAGATTTGCTTACTTGTGTGCATGTTACTCAACTCAAGGTTCTTACATCGGTTAGGGTTGGACAGAAACAGAAGAAGATTGATCTCGATGTCCCCAAGTTGTCTGTATTCATTCACCGTGTTTATATAGAAACATCGCGAAAAATATATAAGAACGTATATCTGTACGATCTCAAGGCAACACCACTCAATCATCAGAAGAACATGAGAGAATGTGAAGTCATCATTAAAGAGTGCATTCTCAATGTTATTCGTGAAAGCATCCCTATTGAGAAGATATTACGGTCATATATCGATAAAACGACTGAAACAGAAGTAACGGTTGAGGAAGAAATCGTTCAAGAAGAGAGGAAGCCCGAACCCAAAGAGTCTGTTGTTGAAGAGAAACCAGAAGAACCCAAAGATTCTGTTGTTGAAGAAACGACGCAAGTTGTTAAGCATGTTGAAGAAACGACACAAGTTGACGAAGAAGCACCACAAAAATCAGTTGCTCTCTCATTTAATGATATGGACAAGGTGTTAAACATGTCGACCAACCAAGAGGAGCAGATTGACGCACCAAAGACAATCGACCGTCTCGAAACTATTAGCAATATGCGTAATGAGGAGAGAAAGAGGGAGGAAGAGGAGGAGGATGAAATGGAAACACTCACAATTAACAGTGATCTCGATCCTAATGAACTCGATGGTGCAATTGAATCACTCGATGATGAACTGATGAAGTTGTCGGCATCAGTTGAAGACGATGATTTAGGAATCCAAATGTTGGAGTAAATTCGTTAAAACCCCAAAAATAAAGGTGAATCAGATATTATAAATGACTGATTCATCTACTTACACTTATGCCCTCGTAATTTCCATAGTATACACAATTCTCCTGTTTATTGAAACAAAATACATATCAAAAAACGATGTCACCATGAAACAGTTGGTTAAGGGAGCATTTTTTGCATATGTGGCTTCTCTCGGTGGAATATACATCGTAAACAATGTGGTTTCACCTGAAGTCAGCGTTGGAGAGAATATCAAAGTATTTACTGGGGAGCCTGATTTTTAACTATTTTAACTATTTCAAAATGTTCAACTAAACAATCAATATTTGGCCCAAATCCACACATTCCATTGATGTTCAACACAATATTTGCAAACTGACGCATTAAACGGCTTACATGAGAAACTACTCGGATGAAAATGTGCTTTCAATTGAACCTCTTTCGCAAAGGATTTGTTACAAACGTCACACTTGAACATATGAATATAAATGATTTAGTATATATTATGTCATTTATATATTTTCAATTTTTGAACATTCCATTATTTAAACATAACACGGAATCGTGTCTATGTCAATGACTGTCACGTCCTTCTTTGGGCCAGTCTTCATGACATACTCCGAAAACACAGCCTTCTTCACTTCTTCTCTCGGAACACATCCATGAACTGTACGAGCAATCATCTTATACAACTTGAACCCTTCATATCTCTCCTCACCATTCTTCTTATAAAGCACATTTTTACCCTTATCATCCTTACACCAACCAGCAACCAATTTAACAAGCAACTCTTCTTCTGGGACATCATCTTCTTCGAACGTGAAATCAAAGAAATTGTCGTACATAGAGCATCCAAGACGGCATAAATCAAATGATTGGTTCGGCATCATCTGTGGTTTGCTGTCGACGTTGTATGGTTCAAAATTGTACTGACCGGCTGCATCATTTCCAACCGCATAACTGTCATTGTGACAGAGTTGACCATTGTATCTATAAATCGAACGACCAAAGTCGATTATTTTAAATATGCGTCCATGGGTGGGAATTTTGTAGTTAACCCCATCTAATTTATAATATAAGTATTTCAATTTTGTCGTGGTATACATTACATTGTTTGTGTGTAAATCGTTGTGTGTAAAATCAAACGCTTTATTATATGCGGCAAGAGTAATGACAACTTGAAATAATGCAGCATTCAACTCTTCTTTCTCCATGTTTTCCAATAGCGAATCCATTGTTCCCTCCATCTTCTCAATAAAAATCATGTTTGCTGGAAACTCGTTAATTGTCGCTTCAATGACAACATCGTCCTCTTCTTCTTCTCCTTCCTCTCCTTCCTCTCCTTCTTCCTCTTCTTCAGAGTCAGTTTCAACATCCTCCCAGTTTGTAGCATCTTCTTCACTACTATTTGAGTAACGGGACGAACATTCACTGTCGCTACTACTTTCTCTGGTTGGCAATTCCATTTCTTCAACTTCCGTCACCAATTCACATTCATTGTTGCTATTGCACACATTGTCAACAAACATTTCTCCCAACTCTTCAATAATTCCGAGAGAATCAACCGACACATTGTCCATGGTTTTACCTAATTCAAGTCGTTTCTTGCAATTGCGAGTAAAATCACGTGCGTATTGTGCCTCTTGTTCACTATTTACATTAAACAAATTTCCTCGATTGCTTTTAAAAAAATCAGAACTATATAAAAATTCCGCATCATCCGCAATATTAAGTTTAAAATCCTTCTTTATACACAAGTAAGATCCATAGAAGTCAATTGCATTTACAATTCCATGTTGATTAAGAAGTATACTGGAGAGAAAATAGAAGAATCCGTCGGTATACGATGAATTGTTGACATCATACAATTTTCTCTCACTGATCGATGCTGGAGTTCCATCGAACGAAGGTAATACATTAACGCTAACATCCTGCAACTTGCCAACCATGTACTTGTATGTATCGTAAAGTGGAGCATATTTCACGTGAACAACACCGACATCCGTTTTATACGTGTTTTCATCGATCTTGGACTGTATGTGATTTATTGATTTAAAAGTATTTAAGTTCATACCATTGTAGTTCGTGTTGTTGAGAGAAAAATAGTGCTGATAAAGTGGCATATAATTTTGTACCTTTGAAACTCCCATTTTTTCCTGAATATCCTTAAATAACTCTACATTCTTGTTTTTCCGATAATTCAACTGAAACATTATATATTTAAACAAAAATAACATAAATAATGCTGGTTTTAAACCTATTTCACACCATACCAAACGTGTCCACAGTTAATAATGTGTATCTCGCGATTTCCGGTGCATTTGTTGATGACCTGCTTGCATCTTTCTGCTTCTTCATCTGATTCAATTGCAATTTGTTTGATGTGCTCCCAATTCTCTCGGCAATGACATAGAGAATACTTGTTGATACCATTCCGCCAATCAGTGAGAGAACGATCACATGATATGATTACGTGGTCGGCTGTTCTTGAACTCATTGTTAAATTTGGAAATGTAAAATATAATGAATACACTTTTTAATTCAATTTTTTGTATCTAAACAATAATAAACACATCTTCAATAATATTTGGCATTGGTTCCCATGGGATAGATGAAGGTGTCAAAATCTTCCAACTCGAAATGAGGGATGGAAACTTGTTCTTTTCAATCCAAATCACCAGTTTTCCGCAACTCGGGCATCTCTTACACATGTGATAGACCTCAAGCGAAGAGATCGGAGCAACGAACTTGACTTGACCAAGAGAGCAGGTGTTACACATTTTAATGTTTTGTGAAAGAAAGATACTTGTAATTAATACGAATGTTGTCATTTCAATTTTTTGTCCGTTTGTTTTCTTGTGATTTTCTCTCTGCGTTAATTATCAAGATTAAGGATGAACTTAGAAATAAAAAAGTTTGATATGCGTAAAATCAAGTTCGATCCCAATGAAAACAAGGGACCTGTCGTAGTTCTCATCGGTCGTCGTGATACAGGCAAGAGTTTCCTCGTAAATGACTTGCTTTACCACCACCAAGACATACCGTTAGGCTGTGTTATATCAGGAACAGAAGCAGGCAATGGGTTTTATGGTCGCATCGTACCAAAACTCTTTATTCACCACGAGTACAATACATCAATCATTGAGAATATTCTTAAGAGACAAAAATCGGTTCTCAAGGAAATGCAAAGGCATGAAGAAGTGTATAAGAAGAAAGCCACTATCGACCCCAGAGCATTTGTTATTATGGATGACTGCTTGTATGATGACAAGTGGGCTCGTGACAAGATGATGCGTCTGCTTTTCATGAACGGACGTCACTGGAAGATCATGCTCGTCATTACTATGCAGTATCCACTTGGTGTCCCTCCCAATTTGCGAACAAACATTGACTATGTGTTTATATTGAGAGAACCATATAAGAGCAATCGCGAGAGAATCTGGCAGAATTACGCGGGTATGTTTCCGACTTTCGAGGCATTTAACCAAGTCATGGACCAATGTACTGAAAACTTCGAATGTCTTGTTATTGACAACAATTCCAAGTCGAACAAGTTGACCGACCAAATATTCTGGTATAAAGCGATGCCACGCAGCAATTTTCGCCTTGGTTCAAAGGAATTCTGGGAGATGTCAAAGGAACTCAACTCCGACGACGAGGATGAGCCGGCATATAATGCTAGTTCAGCCAAGAAAGGCCCTGTAATTAACGTGAAAAAGAATAAATGGTAGTTTCAAACCAATTTCAATGTCCATTTTTTATTAGGCAACTTAGACAAATCAATGCTAGTAGATATCAACCAGAACAAAAGACTTCGGAGTGTATTGTCTTTAGTCTGCGTATCATACCATTTAAGTGGCAATATTCCGTCTGAAAACATGGCAATTATTGCTTTCTGCATGATTTCCATTGCTTCTCCCACCGTTTTATTGTCAAAATCACGTATACCATGCCAATATTCCATACATTCTGGTGTACAATAATGGCTCGTCAAGTTTGACAATTGTAAACTATCATCTTGCATGCAAATACCCGACACACCATAAACCAAAATCGACCAACCCATTTTATAGTTGTATTATTGTTTAATAATAACAATACAACTTTAAATAAAAACACAACCTAACAATTTACTTTCCACCATTACGCTTGTTAATCTTCTTGTTCTTTCCACTGCCAGTAACAACATTGTCGCCATCAAACAACTCATTGCGGATGTCACTAGACGACGCACCTTCACCGATAGAAGCCTCGACATTGTTATTAACACCGACCAGATTACCATTTTCGTCAATGTTCTGAGTGAGTTTGTTGCCGGTCTCCTTGGCCTTACGAATGTTATCCTCAATCGCCTGCTTCTTGCTCTCGAGAATACGCTTATCAAAGTGCTTCTTAGCCTCTGCCTCGTTCTCCGTCTTCTTATGCATGAGCTGGTTAAGTTCATCCTCCATGTAATCCACCTTTCCAGTTCTATATGCCTCAGGCTCCCATGGCACCCACACACCAACAGGACCAACATAAATGTCGTGATTCGGGTCAATCTCACGGAGCATCTTACAACGCATTCCAGCCTCCTCCTGAGATGGGAAGACACCACGCACCTTCACTCCATGAGTGCTCGTCTGGAAGTTGACCAACTGATTAAACTCCTGATCGAGCGTCTTCTCATTGGCATCCAAGAAGTTCTTATAATCGTCCTCGATTGTCGTATCAACCAACTTAGGCTGCTCACTCTTAAGGAAATCATTGAAGTCATCCATCACCTTATTGAAATTGAGGTTGTACTTGTAACTGACAAAGTTAAGGAACTGGACAAACTTCTTACTGCTCTTCTCGAGATCGAAATTCTTGACGAATCGCTCAAAAAGAAATGCATTTCTTTGCTTGATGATCTTCTCTGGACTCACAAACGACATGCACACATAGTTCTGCTCGGCCATAGGAGGGTCAACAGAAAGCAAGTCAACGTACTTGGGATTGGTAGTTCCATCGGGGTTGTTCTTCGGCTCGTAGGATGTCATTTTATGAGATGTATATAGTTGGTTCAATTACTTTAAGTAGTTTATAGCCGAATTTAATTAAGGATTGCAACCACTTTTTTTCTATTTTATATTTATAACAAGAATGTTTGCTAAGTTACAGAATTTCCTCGATTTCGGTGAACTCCTCCGCCGTGCCGTTAAGTACCTTGTTGAGGGTCTTATGGTCGCCATTGCCGCATACGCCATTCCCAAGCGTTCTCTCCGCCTCGATGAGGTGCTTCTCATTGCTTTAACCGCCGCCGCCACGTTTACCATCCTCGATGCTTACTTGCCTAGTATGGCGGTTGCCGCGAGAACCGGTGCAGGCTTCGGTATTGGTGGCAACCTCGTGGGATTCCCGCGAATTTAAGTATAAGAATTTAAGAGGTTTTAAATTGTTTAATTAATGTATAAATGCGTAAAACATTAATTAAGCGTAAAAAGTCGGGGAAATCAAAGAAACACAACAGACGTACACGAAAAATGGTGAAAAGAGGTGGTGGAAAATGGGATACACCAAAAAAACAAATACCATCTACTCCGTATAAAAGATCTTCCGGTAGTGACATGCGTCAAAAACTTGTTGACTTGTGTCGTGATGGAAAATGGGATGAATACGACGCTGTTACACAGGAAATAATAAAGGAATACCGTCAAAATGATAAAAAGGACTTCTTTTACCATTTAAAGAATCAAATAAAAATCAAATATGGTGCAGATGGAATAACGCCAGAGATAGAATCAACTACATTCGGTGATAATACCTTACTCTGTTTAGAGAGATCACTTACTCAACTCCAAGAAGATGGAATTCCCGAATCAATGATTTATTTACATGTCATATCAGACATGGCTAAAAAGCGTAGCGAACAACCTCTTTAACACGTCGGATAAAACACCCATCCAATGTCATCACATATTTTCCGCCAAATCTCGTCTTGTTCCACCTTCTTATCATCATCCTTAAGCATCGGTATCTCACTCAAATACTTGTTCTCTCCAAGGAGTTCGCAAAACTTGTATAAAACAAAATAATAATTCAAAAAATTTATCCTAACATTCGGACAATGTTTGGAGAAATACTTCTCAATCTCCAAGAACAAATTGCACAACTTGTCTTCGAGTTGAGGCGACATAATAGGTGGTGTAATCCCCAATTTGTGCTTTATAAAGTTGATGTGCTCATAATATTTATTGTAATTCAACTTCTTCAATATATCTTTACAGACGTTATAAGACAATTGCTCTCTCGACGCTGATATTCTCTCCTTCTTTATTTGCAATTTAATGTTTTCAATCACTTCATCTGGTATTTGAGTTGTTTCTTTGCCTTGGAACTGTGAAAGTATTTCCTTGAAATGATTAATACGCTTGTACGCATAAAAACACACTTCTTGTGGTGGTTCCTTGTAAGACGGCTTGTCACTGTCGATGAGGTATGAATATTGCCTACCACAATTATTACACACAAGGATTCCATCACTCTCGACTGGAATTAGTTCTCCTCCTCCGTTGCATGCACATAATTCGTGATTAACAACATAATCATTCACATCTATAAATCGTTCATCCACATTTTTCAGATAAGAAACGTGACTTTGAGAAGACTGATTTGTCGATTGTTGTGCTTGTGGCTGATCTTCCTTCTTTTTGAAGAATGAGTTAAGCATTTGTTGTCTAGCGGACACTTCCTGTTTAACTGGCTCGACCTGTTGTTGCTTCTTTTTTTCGAAATAACTGAATATATGTTTCGTATTGTTTAAGTAATATTCCTTTTTCTCTCTCTCGAGGTCTCTTATTTCGATGTTTATTTCTTTAATTCGATCCTTCATGTCAAGCACTTCATCGAGAGAAAGCAGTGAATTCCCTGCTATTTCAGATGTTAAGAACGTTTTTTCTTCCAGCAATGAAGGTATAATCTCCTCTTCATAATTGTCAAATTTAGAAACAAACTCATTATGCTTACTATCTAATGTTACTAGTGTTTTGTCATCGACTTCTATTTTTTTATTAGTCTTATGTTTAAATGTTGGCATTAATTAAAATTATTACAAAAGTATTTAAATGAATTGTTAAACAAAATGTTTTGTTTGTTTGTTTATTCGTTTGTTTCTTAAGAAAACAGTTATGTGTACAAATTTGTATTCTGTTTTCTAGATGGATGTCAGTATTAAGCAATAATGGAAGAAGAACAAAGTATTAAGATGGATTACATTAAATTTAGAAAAGTCATGTTCATCAACAATGCTATCGAGCAAGGATGGAGTATAAAAAAAGAGAGAGATGCATACATATTTACCAAAAAACATGAAGGGAAAAAGGAGATTTATTTAGACAATTATTTAAAGAAGTTCTTATGCGAAAACATGAAAGCCGAATTATAACAGTTGCTCTTGACATGTAGTAAGGACAATCGATGTGGTTTTATAAATAAAATGTGAATTTTTAAGGATTTTATATTTTATTTCTTGCGAATTTAAGCATTTTCATAAAATTTTTTTCTTTAGTGATAGTATAATCAAATGGGAGGAGGTTTAATGCAGCTTGTTGCTTACGGTGCTCAGGACGTCTAC